TATCTGTTAAGGGTGAGAAATGAGATATTCTAAGAAGCCTGAGAAGATGCCTATTCGGAAATCTAATTCCAAGGCGAAGCTTTTATTGAAGAGTAAGGGTTATGCGCGAAGAGCACAAAAGTAAGACTGGTGGTTTGACTGCTGAAGGTCGGCGTTATTTTCAGAGAACTGAGGGCGCTAATTTAAAGCGTCAGTTAAGCAGTGGTACGAATCCTCGTCGCATTTCTTTTGCTGCTCGGTTTGCAGGAATGAAGGGGCCGATGAAGGATGAGAAGGGTAAGCCGACTCGCAAGGCTTTGGCTTTGAAGAAGTGGGGCTTTGGTTCTGTTGAGGCTGCTCGTAATTTTGCAAGAAGGCATAAGAAAAGCTGATGCCCAGTAGCAAGAATTATGTTCGGGATTATTCTAATGCTGGTGAGGGCAAGTACGACAAGTCCTCTAAGCGAATGGAGGATAATCGCAAGCGTAAGAAGGCTCGCTACAAGATGGAGCAAGCTGGTATTGCCAAGCGTGGTGATGGCAAGGACGTTGATCACAAGAACGGAAACCCAAGAGATAATTCTAAGAAGAATCTAAGAGTTGTTGGCAGGGCTGTTAATAGATCTATTAAGCGCAATAAGAATGCGGGAAAGGCATAGCTATGTGTTTTGGAAATACTGGACCTAGTGCTTCAGCGTTGTACGCGGCTCAGAAGCCTGAGTTTGGCGCGTTACCTTCTTTGGCTATGGATAAAGCCAAGAGGGATAAGCCCAAGCTAGAGGATGTAAAGCGAAAGGGTTATCAGGCTCGTTCTTTGCTGATGCCCACTAACATGGGAGATTACTAATGCCTAAAGGTGAATCGCCCCGCGATAAAATAAATGCTCGTTATTCGTTGCTCTCTAAGCAATTAGAAAGCATGCCCGAAGATTACTCTATGATGACTAAGTTGCGCCGCAAGGTTAAAGAGTTTCTTGGCACATCTGATGGGCAAATGGTTACTAGCTTAAAGAGAGAGAATCTTTTGAAGAAGGTTAAAAAGCTAGAAAGCGCTGCCAGCGAAAAGTTTCGTAGTCAAATGAATATAAGCGAGGAGCAAGATGGCGGTTAATGCTGCTGGTAACTATACCAAGCCTAAAATGCGGAAGTCTTTGTTCAACAGAATAAAGGCTGCGAATGTTCAAGGAACTGCTGCTGGCAAGTGGTCGGCAAGGAAGGCGCAACTATTAGCAAAGCGGTACAAGGTCGCTGGTGGAGGATATAGATAATGAGAATAAAATTTGCATGCGTTGAAAGAATGGGCAGTATTATTGAAGAGCTTCGAGATCGAGATATAGAATTTGAATGTTGGGTAAATGATCTTGGTGACGGAATTGTTTATGTAGAAAAGCGTGATAAAAATGCTGGCCTCCTCTCAAAAATCGCTGCTTAACTGGGGCAAGCAGAAGTGGCGCACTAAGTCTGGCAAAAAGTCCAGTGAGACTGGTGAGCGTTATCTTCCTAGTAAGGCTATCGCTGCTCTTAGTGATTCTGAATATGCAGCTACAACCGCAGCTAAACGAAAGGGTAAGGCAGCGGGTAAGCAGCATGTGGCTCAACCGAAAGCTATTGCCAATAAAGTAAGGAAGTATAGAACATGAATGAAGTAACTCAAGTGTGGCGTTTTAAGCAGATGGCAAGTGCTGTCTTAAAGTCTGACAGCCTTAAAGATCAATTAGAAATGATTGAGGCCATGTACGAAGAGGCTAAGCCTTCTGTTGGACAGCCGCTTCAAGAGCTTTTAGAAAAAGACTTAGGGTAACAGTGAGCTTTATAACTACTATTAAGCAGCAAGACTTAGATCTTCTTCGCGGCATTGTTCGTAAGGTTCACTTTGCTTACATAGAAGAAAAGCATGGCAAGTCTTTTGTTACCAATGCTGAGTGCGATAAGCTTATTGAAAGTATTGCGCCTGAGGTTGTGGAAAACATGATTCGTTTTGGAGTCAACAAAGGTTTAAGGTAATGGCTGATTTAATTCCATTTGATCCTAAAAAACACAAGCCTATAAAAACTGTTGGCGGTAGATCTGCTACAGAATACTTAGCTAGTGAGCAGTCGCCAGAAGGAAAGGCTTGGAACATACCAACAATATGGTTTAATTCAGAAACAAAAGAGCCTAAATTCTTAAAGGGAGATAAGGCTTGGGATGAAGCTAAATCATTTGAAGACAGGACAGGTAAAAAGTTTCCTAGATATAATACTATACAGCTTGCTGTGGAAGCCGCAAAAGCAAGAAGTAAAAAAGGTGGGGCAACTAAAAAGAGTTTGCTGCAAAAATGACTGACTTCAAGTACAAACCAGATGGTGACGTACTCAAGGCTTTTATGAAAGACGATACTTTCTTTCGTGGCGTAAGAGGCCCAGTTGGTTCTGGCAAGTCTGTTGGTTGCTGTGTTGAAGTATTTCGCCGCGCGCTTTCTCAAAAGAAGTCAGAGGGCGGTATACGCAAAAGCCGTTGGGCTATTATTCGTAATACCAATCCACAGCTAAGAACTACCACTATTAAGACTTGGCTTGATTGGTTTCCCGAAAGCGACTGGGGTAGATTCACTTGGTCTGTTCCGTACACTCACCGCATTAAAAAGGGAGACATAGACCTTGAGGTTATTTTCCTTGCACTTGATAGGCCAGAAGATGTTAAGAAACTCTTATCTTTGGAACTTACCGGCATCTGGATTAACGAGGCGCGAGAGATTCCTAAAAGTATTATTGACGCCTGCACGATGCGTGTTGGGCGGTTTCCTTCTATGCGTGATGGTGGCCCTAGTTGGACTGGCGTTATTGCCGATACCAACGCCCCTGAGGAAGATCATTGGTGGCCCATTATGGCTGGAGAGGTTCCAATCCCAGATCATATACCGCGTGAGCAAGCTAAGATGTTGGTTAAACCAGACAACTGGTCTTTCTATACGCAGCCCTCTGGGATGGTGGCGCAGAAGAATGAAGAAGGTGAAGTAGAAGGTTACGTTCCAAACGCTAAGGCTGAGAACACAAAACATATGTTAAAGTCTTATTACCCTAATTTAATTCAAGGTAAGACAAAAAGTTGGATAGATGTTTATGTAATGAACCAGCTTGGAACCATTCAAGATGGCAAACCTATATACCCAATGTTCGCATCAGACACGCATGTTGCAAAAGAAGAAATCGCCATTGCCGCTTCGTTGCCCCTTTATGTCGGCTTAGACTTTGGCCTAACCCCCGCCGCCGTGCTAGGGCAAAAGGTAAGGGGAAGGTGGTTAATCCAAGCTGAAGTCGTTGCATTCGATATGGGCATTGTAAGATTTGCTGAAGTGCTGAGGCAGGAAATAGCCACAAGGTTTTCAGAGTGTTCTGATGTGTATATCTATGGCGATCCAGCGGGAGACTTTAGAGCGCAGACTGATGAATCGACTCCTTTTCATATTCTGCGCGGTGCTGGCTTGAAGGCGTTTCCAGCGCCCTCCAACTCTGTTGACCTACGTCTTGAATCAGTTAGCTCCCAGCTGAACAAGATGACCGAAGGTAAGCCAGCATTTTTAATTGATAGGCGTTGCCCACAGCTTATTAAAGGTTTTGAGGGTGGCTATCAGTATAAGCGCATGGAAGTGTCTGGTGAAAGATATGCTGACAAACCAGATAAAAACATGTATTCGCATATTCATGATGCACTTCAATACCTCCTGTTAGGTGCTGGCGAAGGACGAGCCTTGATGAACAATCAGAAACCGTCTAAGCCTGTAGTAGCTAAAAGAAACTTTGATGTGTTTAACAAAGGCCCACGTATGCGAAGATCCGCTGGCGTTTGGTCTAGAATGTAGGAGATAGCTATGTGTTTTCCAAGTGGGCCTTCTCGGGAAGAAAAGCAAGCAGCAGCAGATCAAAGGGTTGAAGCAGATATTGTTAAACGCGAAGAAGTAGAAAAGCGCGCAGAAAGCAAACGTGAAGATATCAGCGAGGCTTTATCTGCAAGAACGCAACAGCGCGGTATGCGCGGCGGTCGCGGTCGCAGATCTTTGTTTCGCTCTGGTGGCGCTGGATTCTTAGGGCGGTTTAACTCATGAATACATTGGCAGAGCAAAAACTAAAGAAGTACCAGAAGGCAAAAGCCTTTCGGGAAAACTGGGTTCCTCTCTTTGAGGAGTGTTATGAATACGCTCTGCCTCAACGTGAGTCGTTTTATTATGAAGAAGCTGGGCAACGCAGGGATGAAAAGATCTTTGATGAAACGGCAGTAGTTGGTGTTCAAGAGTTTGCTAGCAGATTGCAGTCTGGCATTGTGCCTAACTTTGCTAGGTGGGCTGATCTTATGTCTGGCAGTGAAGTGCCAAAGGATCAGCGTGAAGCAATTGATAATGAGCTAGATGAAGTTACTGAATATGTATTCGAGGTATTGCAGAACTCTAATTTCAGCCAAGAGGTTCATGAATCCTTTATGGACTTGGCTGTTGGTACTGGTGTCTTGTGCGTCGAAGAAGGGGATTCAATTAATCCAGTAAACTTTACCGCAATACCCCTTCCACATGTCGTACTTGATACTGGGCCAGACGATAAGATTGACCATGTATTTAGAGAGCGCAAAAAGATTCCCTTTGACGAACTAAGGATTCTTTTTCCTAATGGTAAGTTTGATCCAAAAGTTGAGCAGCAAATGGGCAAGGACAGAGAAACTACTGTTCTTGAACTTGTATGCCGCGACTACAGTAAGCGAAACGAAGAAGCTTACTATCACTATGCATTCTGCATGAGTACCAAAACAACGCTATACGAAAAACAAATGAAGGGTGTGGGATCTAATCCTTTTATTTGCTTTAGATGGTCTAAGTGTTCTGGTGAAGTGTATGGCCGTGGGCCTATTCTTAATGCGCTATCTGCTATTAAAACTACTAACTTAACTATTGAGCTTATTCTTGAGAATGCCCAGATGTCTATCTCTGGTATATATCAGATGGAAGATGATGGTGTAGTTAATGTTGATACGATTAATTTAGTCCCAGGGACTATTATACCAAAGGCTATGGGGTCTGCTGGCCTTCAGCCTATACAAGCAGCGGGTCGATTTGATGTAGCTCAGCTTGTTCTTAATGATATGCGCCTTAATATTCGCAAGGCTTTGTTTATGGATATGCTTGCTGATCCCAACAAAACCCCTGCAACTGCAACTGAGGTAGCCGAAAGAATGGCTGACTTATCTAGGAGAATGGGTTCTTCATTTGGGAGATTGCAAGCAGAACTCGTGCAGCCCGTACTTCAGCGTGTAATTTACATCCTAAAGAAGCAGGGCCGCATAGAAGTACCTACAGTAAATGGTAGAGAAGTTAAAGTGCGTTCTGTATCTCCGCTTGCTCAAGCGCAAGCAAATGAAGATATCTCAAGTGTTGCGCGTTTCTTAGAGCTTGTTGGTGGAGCCTTTGGCCCTGAGATGATGCAGATGTTAATTGATTCAGAAAAGACCGCTATATTCCTATCTAAAAAGTTTGGTGTACCAGAGAGCTTGATTCGTGACGAGGAACAGCGTAGACAAATAGCTGCGGTAGCGCAGCAAATGGCTCAACAGCAAATGGCTCAACAGCAACAAGGAATGCAAGTTGGCGACGAAGGCTAATATTGGCATAGACGGAATACAGCGTCACATAGATAGAGACGTTGAAATAAGCAAGAACATAGCTCAGATATTTAACAGCCCTACTGGAAAGGCTGTGCTTCAATATCTCAGGTCTGTAACTATTGAGATGGTTAATGGGCCTAACGTATCTACAGAAGAGCTAAGGCATATAGAGGGGCAGCGATATATTGTTGGCCTTCTTGAGCAGCGCATATCACATGCACATAGGAGTAAAGACAAATGAATGATGAAGCAGCAATTGAAGCGGCAGAAGCGGATGGCCGTGACTTTGTAACCCAAGAGGATGTAGATCAGGCGGCTGCGCCTGACCGTCCAGAGTGGTTGCCTGAGAAATATAAAACAGGTGAAGATCTAGCAAAGGCGTATAAGGAACTTGAATCTAAGCTTGGCGGCAAGGATGAGGAAATACGAGAGGCTTTGCTTAAGGAAATAAAAACAGAAGCTTTTGCTGATAGACCAGAAACTGCTGGTGATTATCAACTCCCAGATATTGTTGACGATGATCTTGCTGTTGATAATGATCTTTTGCAGTGGTGGTCTGAGCATTCTTTTGAAAATGGCTATGGTCAGGAAGAGTTTCAAAAGGGCATAGAGATGTATGCTCAAGCAATTAATGGAAGCCAACCAGATATAGAAGCTGAGTCAGCAAAGCTTGGTGATAATGCCAGCACAAGAATTGAAGCTGCGTCTATGTTTGCTAATAAGTTTTTTCCAGAAGATGCACTGCCAGCTATTGAGCGTATGTGCGAATCTCACGAAGGCATTATAGCTTTAGAAACCATTATGGAAAAAATGAAAGATGGTAATTTTGCTGGGAATACTAGCCCATCTCCATCTGTAACAGAGGCAGGTTTGCAAGAAATGATGAAAGACCCAAGGTATTGGGAACCTAGAAATAGAGATCCAAACTTTATAAAGCAGGTAGATGATGGATTTAAATTACTCTACAGAGGTTAAGATTATAAAAAGGGGGAGTTATTATTTGACTCCCCTTAGATCTTTTCACATTGATGAGCTTGAAAGAGTTCTTTCAAAAGAAAATCGCAGAGAAATAAAATTACTTGGATACTGCGATGTAAGGACTGCACTAGAAGTAATGAGCAAAACATCTGAGGCTTATGTCTGTCGTAAAGATGGGGGTGAGCTTTTGTTTGTTGGCGGTCTTTGGTTCTGCGAAGATCAGGACTGGCCTCAAATGTTTGCTATGTTCTCTAGTAAAATAAGGCAAAACTTTACTATGCTGGCGCGTGGATCAAAAATGCTAGTAGAGTTTTTTGATCAAAGCCAATCGCATATGTCTATGACAATTCTTGCTGATTATGAAGGCATGGTAAGCTGGGCAACTTGGCTAGGCTTTGATCCTGTTGGTGTGTCTACGCAGAACGGAAATAAGTATGTTGAATTTGTTCGTTGCAATTTAGATCAAAATTGTGTTTATGATGAACCACGACAGCCCGTAATACATTGAGAGGCCCGTAAGGATACCCTCGCTGAGATAGAAAAGCGGATACCTGTGATTAACTGAAACTTCTAATAGGACTGTAAAAATGGCTAATACTATTGATCAAGCCTTTATCAAGCAGTTTGAAACTGAAGTACATATGGCGTATCAGCGTATGGGTTCCAAGTTACGGAACACTGTGCGTACGACAAATGTCACAGGTTCAACTGCTCGCTTCCAAGTAATTGGAAAAGGCACTGCAACTACTAAATCTCGCAACGGTAATGTAACTCCAATGGAGTTGGCGCACACCAATGTCGAAGTAACAATGGCTGACTTCTATGCCTCAGAGTACATGGACAAGCTTGATGAATTAAAGATTAACATCAACGAGCGTCAAGCTGTAGCGCAATCTGCTGCTGCTGCACTCGGTCGTAAGACTGATGAAATCTTAATCACAGCAATGGATGCTGGTGCCAATGCAACTCAGATTGGTGCAACTGGCAGCGCAGTAAGCAAAGCTGACTTGTTGTCATTGTTTGAAACCCTTGGAAATGCTGACGTTCCAGAAGACGGGCAACGCTATTTAGCTATGTCTCCTTCTGGTTTTGCTGACTTGTTTAATATTAACGAGTTTGCTTCTTCTGATTACGTTGGCCCTCAGAACCTGCCGTTTGCTGGCGGTATGACAATGAAAGAGTTCTTGGGATTCAAGATCTTCTCAACGTCTGCTGTAGCTGGTGGTAAAAACTTTTCGTACCATACATCTTCAGTAGGGCTTGGCGTAAATGCTGATGTTCAAACTGAGGTAAACTATATTGCGGAAAAAGTCTCACACCTTGCCACATCAATGATGTCTATGGGTGCTGTCGTTATTGATAGCGATGGTATCTATGAAGTCCTTGATAATAACTAAGAGGATTAATCATGGCTTATAATTCAGCAAACCTTACTCGTTTGAGTGGTGCTTCTGGTGTTTCTTTGTGGCACTATACTACAACAGATGCTTTTTCTGTTGTTCGTGCAGAAGATTACTTTGAAGATGCTCACCCGATGCTAAATATTAACGATGTTATTTTCGTTATTTCTGCATCAGGCGGCACACCAGTAGCTACATTGACTTACTTTAACGGCGTTGCAACCACTGCGGTTGACGTTGTTGATGGTAATACAATTAGCGCAACTGACAGCTAAAGGAGTGGGGGCTTCGGCCCCCAAACCAACATGCCAAGAGTAGCTGATTCATCACTAGAAGTTGCAAGTAATGCATTATATCTTATTGGTGCTGACGGGATTACCGACTTTGCAGCTAGTACATCTGAAGCAAAAGTAGCTAATGCTTTATATGAAGACATTGTTCAGACTTCATTTGCTTCTTTTCGTTGGCGTTTTGCCACAACTCAAATAGATCTTACACGCTTAGCAACCGCTCCCAAGGGTAGGTTCTCAGGGTCTTATCACATTCCAGCATCTTGCGTTACGGTAATAGGTGCAACGATTAATGATGCACTAATTAAATACGACATCTACGGCAATAAAATATTCTGTGACGCGGATGCAAGCGATACTGTTGTCTTGGATTATGTTGAGAGAGCGCCCGAATCTAGCTGGCCTTCTTATTTTACTACAGCAATTGAGTTTACTCTTGCTGGTTCCTTTGCAATCTCTTTAGCTAGGGATGCACAGCTTGCTCAGTTAATGGAGCAGAAAGCTGCGGCATTGTTTATGAAAGCTAGGAACATTGATTCTCAGCAGCAAACAACGCGCAAGCTAACAACATCGAGGTTTATTGCTGAAAGGCGCAGTTAATGCAGAAAGTAAGAGTTCCAATTAACAGCTTTCAGTATGGAGAAATCAGTGACTCATTAATAATGAGAACGGATTCACCTGTTTATGGGCAGTCGGCCCAACGATTAGAAAACTTAATTGTTATGAGCGAAGGTTCTGTAAAAAAAAGAACTGGCTTAAAGCATATATATGATTATGGATTAACATATAAGGCTTCTGACGGTACTGGTGTTGCCGATGATGATGGAATTGTTACTCAGTTTACAAATAGTGGTCAAACAAGCTTTACGCTAAATGGAGCATTTGTTTCTAGTAGCGTTGCTTCTTTTGATGGCGCTGGAAGATTTATTACTTTTTATAATGATAACAACGCATCTGCTGGCAGCCCAATCCCATCAGGATTAAATCTAACGCTAACTATTACTGGGACAGATATATATGGACTTGCCCAAACAGAAGCAATTGCTTTAGATGATGATATTGCCACATACACTAGTACAAAGTCATTTAAAACTGTAACTGCTGTTTCTATAAACACAGCGCCAACTAACTTTAATTTAAAGGTTGGAGTTACTTCTACACTTGATTACTTAAATAAGTCAGATCAATCTCATTTGTTTAAATTTATTTTTGATGACAATGAAGAGTACATTATATCTGTAGAGCATTTAAGGGTTAGATGCTTTCGACTTTTAACAGATGGCACAATAAGTCTTGTTTCTACAATTACACAAGACACAAGTTCTGCTGCTTTGCCTTTTGATGAAGACTATTTGCAGGAATATACTGCTGCTCAATATGGCGATGTTATGTTTATATCGCATCCTTTGTTTGCACCTAGAATGCTTACAAGAACAAGTCTTACTTCTTTTGAAATAGATACTTATTCATTTGATGCGCGTGCAGATAACAAAGTTACTTATCAACCTTACTCAGTATTTCACTCTAGTGGAGTTACTTTAGATCCTTCTGCTGTAAGTGGAAATGGAATTACTTTAACTACAAGTTCTGATTATTGGGTAGCAGATCATGTTGGAACAACAGTAAGATATCATGAATCAGAAATAACTATTACTGGGTACACTTCAGCAACAGTAGTAACAGGCAATGTTGTTGATACACTTTCTGCTCGCTTGTCTGTTTTAAATCCTCTTAGAACAAGAGACGGTTCAAGCACAGTTGAGGTTACTCAGATTAATCATGGCCTTAATGTAGGTGATGCAATTACAGTACAAAATGCTGCCGCAACAGGTGGCATTAATACTGGTAATTTAAATGTTACAGATCAGGTTAGAGAAATAATAGATGATAATACCTACACCTATCAGGCTGGTGGTTCTGCATCTAGTAGTGAGGATGGTGGTGGGTATGTGTCTATATCTTGCCATGCTCCAGCAACAACATGGGATGAGCAATCATTCTCTGCTGTAAGAGGATATCCTGCTGCTGTTGCATTCCATGAAAACAGACTGTGTTTTGGCGGCACGTTATCTGAACCTGATACAATATGGATGAGTAAGATTGGTAGCTTCTTTAACTTTGATGTAGGTGAGGCTGCTGATGATGATTCAATTAATTTGGTTGCTGCAACTGGTGATTCTCACGAAATAAGATACATGATTTCTAATCGTGATCTTCAAGTGTTTACTTCTACTGGCGAACTATATGTTCCTACTTACTTGAACCAAGCAATCACTCCGACTAACGCTCAGATAAGAATGCAAACACCATATGGTACAGAGTTTGTAACGCCAACATCTATAGATGGTGCGACTATATTTGTTCAAAAGAATGGTAGAATTATTAGGGAATACTTATACAGTGACTCTGAGGATGCATATACAGCATCTGCTATTTCTACTCTAGCTTCTCATTTAATTGATTCTCCAAAGTATTTATCTGTAGCTCATAGTGGATTTGAGCTTGCAGATTCATACGCTGCCTTCTCACTAACTAATGGTGACTTAATTCTGTTTACTTCTAATAGGGCTGAAAAAAGAGCGGCTTGGACTAGAGTTAGTACGTCTGGCGACTTTGGATCTGTTGTAGCAATACACAGTAGATTGTTTGCAAATGTATACGATAGTAATGGTAAGCTACATCTCTGTGAGTTTAATACAGATAGAGGCTTAGACTTATGGCAAAGTAAATCTGTTGTTACTAACAAAGTAGATGCGAGTGATGTTTATAGCAGTGGAGATGTAGTTGATGTATATGGATATGCTTCTTCTAGTGGGTATACTTACTTAGGTGAGTTTACTGTAGATAGTAACGATGACATTGATTTGTCTTCATACGCTATTACTTCAACTATAAATTATACAGTTACAGTAGTAAACGATGGCGGTAATAAATATGCAATAGCTGGTATATCTGGCTCTGCACCTCAGCTAAGCCTTGGAAGAGGAAATACATATGTGTTTGATCTCTCCGATGCATCAAACGCTGGACATCCTTTTGCATTTAGAACAACCGCAGATGCACCTTATACAACTGGTGTAACAACAACGGGAACTGCTGGGCAAGCTGGAGCTAAGGTTACTATAGTAGTAGCAAGTGATTCTCCAGCTGGTTTTAAGTATTATTGCACAGTTCATGGCAACTCTATGGGTAATACAATTTTTTCTACCGCAGCTATTAATACTTATAGTAGTGCTGAGTTTGGCAAGAAGTTTACTGCTAAGTTAGTAAGCAATCCAATAGATGCAAACATGGGTAATGGGCCTTCGACTGGCACAACAAGGGGTATTACAAACATTGTTGTCGACGTTAAGTCAACAGAATCAATGAAGGTAAACTCAAACGATGTTATTGCTTCAAGCTTTACTGGGAAAAAAGAAGTAAAGACTTTGGGGTACAATAGGAATCCACAGATAACTATTGAGCAAGACAAGCCACTAGGCTTACAGATTAATGGAATAGTAGCGGAGTTAATAGTCTAATGGATCCAGTAACAATGGCTCTTATAGGATCAACTGTTATGAGTGCATTTGGTCAAATTGCAACTGGAAAAGCTCAACAAGAAGCATCTAAGCTAAATGCTTTTAATGTTGAGACTGATGAGGTAAGAAATAAAATTCAAACTCTTCAAAATTCTAGGAATAGAAGAGAGCAATATATTGCCAACAGTTCTACTAACAACACAATGTTTTCTGCTATGGGCAGAGATATTGGTTCAGATAGATCTGTTGAAGCTTTTTTTAAAAAACAAAAAGAAACCACAGGAGAAGATCTTTATAATATAACCTATATGGGAGAAGCTAAAGGCGCAAAGCTCAAACAACAAGCAACTGCACAAAGAATAGAAGGTAGGGCTGCAATGCAATCTGCAACTATAGGCGCGCTTACAACTTTAGCATCTGGTTATTATGAATATGAAACAATAAAAAAAGCAAATGACCAAAAACCTTTAAATCCTGAAGTCTAGTGAGAAGATAATGCCAGTAATTAAAGAACAAAAACAATATTCTATTGGCCCAATAGGTGTAGCAAGAGCAAGTGAAGGCGGTAGAATAACTGCTGAAGCAATTGCTCAATCAGCTAATTCTTTTTCTAAAATGTTTTATAACGAAGGTTTAAGGCAAGCTAAAGAAAGTGGAGATGAGCTTGGTAGATCTATAGCTCTTTCAAATATTAAAGGCATTGATCCAAAAACAAAAAAACCTGTAGCTTTAAATGAAATGCAGGGCATGGGTCGAGCGCAAGCTGAAGCATTTCAGAGAGTTGTTAACGCTCGTTTTGAGCAATCAATTGAAGAAGAAATACACGCTAAAGCTTCTGTGTTAGCGGAAGCTGTAGATGGAAAACCAAATTCTGTACAATTATTTTCTGATTCAATGTTTAAATACCTTGAGCAAATGTCTAGTCATGCAGATGGTCAATATGGTCAATTTATAAAAGACACTGGTGCTATTTGGACAGTTAAATCAGCAGCTGCCTTAGAACAAGCAAACATTAGAAGACAAAAGGCGCAAGCAAAACTTGACTTAGAAAAACGCAACGCTCAGTTAAATGATTTAGCTTTTGATAATGGCCTTTCGGGAAATATTGAAGGCTTTGCAAAAATGCAACAAGTTACTGAGCAAGGCACAGCTGACCTAGCAACTGTTCTTAACGATCCATCTGAAAAAAACAAATCTTTTATTAAACAAAGTACTAGCTTTGCATTAGGTCTTATAAATAATAAAATGACTTCCTTGAGTATGAATCAAAGATTTAATCTCATTCAATCTCTTAGTCGTTATGGAAGTAAAACCGTTACTTTAACTCCAGAAGTGCAAGCCATTCAAGAACAAATTCTTCAATATCTACCTAATGATATTAGCGATATTATGGACTTTGCTGCTCAAGCAGATACTTTTAGAAAAAATCTAGATGTATACGACTCTACGCAAGTTAGTCGAATAAATATTCTTGCAGGACTTGCTGATGAAAATGTAAAACTTTTAGCAGATAAATTAAACCTTGAAGCTCAAATTGAAGTGGATGAAGATAGTTATTTTTATAATTCATTTAGTGACCCTTTAAATGCTTATTCTAATATTACTGCACTTAGACAAACCCGTGATGACTATATTAGTGAAGAAAAAACTTTAAAAACATTAGGAAACGAACCTGTTACTAAACTTATAAATCTTATCGGAAAAGCTGAAGATCAAGCTTTAACTGGATTAGTTTTAAAAGCTATACAAAATACTGACTTAGATGAAAGTGAAATAATTCTAATAAAAAATTATTTATCTCAAAAGAATGTACAAGGGCTTGTTGATGTTGGCCTTAAGTTTTCTACTGAAGAAAGAAAAATTGTAGACGAATTAATTAGAATAGGTAATCCAGAAAGATTAGAGGGAATAGCTAATAATTTAGAGTCATCACTTAAAAACATAAAAGCTATTAGAAAGAAAGCTTCACAAGTTTACCTTGATACAAATATAGACATGCTTGCTGCTCAAATAAGCGATGGCTCACTTTCAGATTTAGATGCAAATCTTGAAAACGCTGACGCTAAAATAGGAAAACATTTATTAAATATTGATAACCCTAAAAAATATGAAGACATTTTAATTGCTGCTCAAGGCAAATTAGTTTTAAACAATTTTTTAGCTCAAAACAAAAACAATCCTAGCGTTTTAGCGGAGTTAAATGTTCTTGCATCAAATCCTTCTGCAAAAGAAAAAGACTTATTAGCCTTAAGCCAGATGGGCGTTTTAGATGTTTTAAAAGAAAATTTAAGCAAGATTACAAATGTAAGTGATAGAACTTCTTTAGTTACTAGGTTTATAGAAAGAGTTAATAACTTAGACAAAACAAGAAGTGATGCTCAAGCAGAAGCTATATCTAAAGCAGACTCTGCTTTGCAATATGAGATAGCTGTATTTCAATCTCAAATTGCTGACGTTGACAACTATGTTGATTTAGAAAGAAATAGAGTTAAGATTTTTTCTACAATAAAAGCTTCTTCCACTGGAGATCCAAAAGTAAGAAAAGAATTATTTGATAGCATTAATAAAGACATATCAAGCCGTCAGATTGCGCTGTTAATTAGTAGCTTTACTACTGAAGAGCAAATGAACGAAGCTTTATCTGTTATTAACAATCCTAATAATCTTTATGATAGAACAACAACTTCTCTTTCTAAAGATGATTATAATTTAATTGTAAACGCTACAAAAAAATATGGCGACAAACAAAAAGATTGGGATGAATTAAGCAGTCAAGCTAATGCTGATATAACTATTGCAATGAAAACCCTTAAAGACAGAGAAAGACAAGACGCAGAGAAAAGTCAAAATCAATCTTTCTTAGGTCTTTCTGCAATAAACAATGCAGGAATGCCAGAAGTTCAAGAAGCTTTTGCAGCGTTTTCTTTAAAAAGATTTGGTCTAGAATATGAACCCGCTGATTTATTTCAAAACATATCTAAGTATTTAAATGCAGAAGCAGGATCACCTGAGGCTCAAGCAGGTAAATTACTTAATTTTTACTTCAAGAGATCAACCGAAATACTACCTCCTTCTTTAAAAACTTTTATTAAAAGAGGGGCTGGAGGTGGAGCATTTAATGGTGAACCTGTAAGCGTTGAGTCATTGTCTATTCTTTGGAGAAACATTGGCAGTCATACCTTTGAAGGAAGGAAAATTATATCCAATACTGCAATTGATTCTTTTGACTCTACAACGCGAGGCGTTTTGGATGGCTTACTAGAAAACTATAAAGGTGGAGTTCCTGCAGAATATTTAGATAATGTTCGAGTGGCTTTATCTGATAATGAAAAAATAGAAAAAAGATTAATTTCTGAATTTGGTGACAGAGGAGTTTTTGGAGACTATCAAAGTGTATATGAAATTGCCGCTGATATGATTGGCTCTGAGTTTGAAGCATCACCTCAATTGCATGGAGCCATGGAGGGATATCTTAAAGGTCTTTTTGCTTCTGGTGTTAGTAGAGAAGATGCTAAGCAAATTCTTGACAATCATTTTGATAGTTATTTTTCTGTTGACAATTACACAGTAGACCTTACTGGGCAGCCTTTAAATGAGCGTACTACAGTAAACTTACAAAATGTATTTCCTAATGAAAGGGATTCTGTAATTCGTTTTGCTGAGCAAGCTTTAATAAAGGAAATTGGAAAAGAGGCTTATGAAGATAACTATTTGCCTTTAACTACTTTTGCTTTTCAAGGCCAGCCAAGAAATCCTATACGCCCTAAAGGCGTTAGATATTTTGCTACAGAATCGGAACTTGATTTTAAAGGAAAAAGAATGTTGTTTTTTTTCCCAACTCCTAATTCAACAAGATCACAAGCAGAGTTTAGGTTGGCAACTTTAGATGCAGGAGGAGTAGTTATGCCTCTTGTGGATTCAAATGTTGTAATTAAAAACTTTGGAGAGGGTGTAAACTTTGATCTACAAAGGTTTATTGTAGAAGAAAATTTAACTTACCCTAGTCGTGTAGAGCTTATGATGGAAAAATTTGACGGAATGAACCCGTTAGACATTTTTAATTCTATTGTAAACTCAGCAGGACGTTCTTTTGGTTTAGGAGAATAAGTTGGAAACTTTTAATTTAACTTCAAGACCACAAACTACTGCAACTCTATATAGCAATTCAACTCAACTTGTTGGAGATTTAAGAGAAGCAGGAGTAGATATCCTTGAAGGAATGGTTAAACAAAGCTTTGGCTTTAAGGAAGATTTAAGTTTTAATATTTCTGATCACTTAAGACCACAACATTATATGTTTGAGGATCAATTAAACCTTGCAAAAAGCAAAGCTGAATTTGATTTCATTTATAAACAAATACGAAGAGAAAATAAAAGAATGCAAACTGCTTCTAATGCGCCTTGGACAGCGCATGTTGCGGCTATGCCATATGATTATTTAAATGCAATCCCAGGAATTGTTGCGTTTAAATCCCCAACACTTTTGTCAAAAATAAACAATGCTGCATTAACTGGGTTTGCTATTCAAGGCGGTATAGAAACTTCTAGATATTTTGGTGGTGCTAATTACACTGCTGAACGTGCTGTTTCATCTGTTGTAATGTCTACAGCATTTAGTGCTGCTATTGGTGGCTCTGTTGATTTAGGAGTTAGAGCGCATAGAAGTTTTGTAATAGATGCTCATAGGAACTATAGAAATCTTCAACAAGAAATTACTGCAATGGAAAATTTGCAAAATAGAGTTGATGAGTTTGCTGGAAAAGCAAGAGAATCTAGAACCCATGGCATACTTGAAGATGCTGAATTATCAGAAAAAATAACATATACAGAAAGACGTATTTTTGGTCTTGAAGAAGGCATTGAAGAAGCTAAAAAAGCACCACCCTCTGATGAAAATTCAAAGTTTATATTAAGAATGCGTAATTTAGTTGATGAGGAAACAACAAAATTATCTGAATTTATAGATGAACAATCTTCTAGGCTTGTAGATAATGCAACTGTTGATGGAGTTGTTGATCCCTATAGATTAGCTAATGGCACTTATAATCCAATACCTAACCCAATGTCTAATATTCAACAGCTTGATCCTATTGTTGGCCCTGATTCAAAGCCAAACTTTAATGGGTTAAATATGCTTAAAAAAGCTGCATTAAAAATGGCTGGAGATCTTGGAAGGCTTACAAAAGGTAATTTAGCAGGAGTTGCATCTGATGAAACTGTTTTTATAGCAGCATCTACTGAAAGGCGTCATTGGCAACAGTATAATAGAATGGCTAGGCAAGCTTATGCAGAAGGCACAGGCGCATCTAACAGAACATTATTTCAAATGAACTCTACAAGTATGTTAAGAGGGCTTACTGGATCAGGCCCAACTTATCGACAGTATCTTATAGAGGCTAATAGAAAAAGATTATTTGGCATAGCTCCAGAAAACGATGCAGAAGCTAGAGTTATGCGAGGAATTACTGAGTTTTATGATCGTTGGAGAACTGTAACAGAACAATCTAATTTAATCGGCAGAACAGGTTTAGATTCTGAGATTAGAATTTTAAATTTAGAATTGTCTAGAATTAAAGATAAATTAGCAACAACGCATAAAGAAAGTCTTTATTTTAAAGATAGGCTTACTGCTACTGAAGAAAAGATTAAAGTTTTCCAATCTGCTTTAGATATTGTTTCAAAAACTCCTGCTGGGCCTAGATCAACAGAACCATTTTTTAATCGTATTTTTGATGTGCCTAGAATTCAAAAAAATGAACAACGGTTTAAATCTATAATCTTTGATCACTTTATGAATCAAGGCTCTTACATTCGATATAACCCAGAAACAAAATTATATGAGCGCAAAGGTCTTCCCTCTAATCCAGCTATAGTTATGGAAGCGGTTGATGATGTTTACAAATCTATTGTAGATGATCCTGATCCCTTAAACTCTGATGGCTTAGCTGGGTTAACTAAAAGCGTAAAGCTTGCTCATAGAATGCTAGATATAGACAATAGAGTTTTGTATGATTTTATTCAGCAAGATCCTCTTGAGGCTATGAAGAATTATACAAATAAAACTGCTCCTAAATATCATTTCTCAAGATTGTTTGATGGAAAAAATCCAGAACAAGTATGGACGGAAATAAACGATCAACTTGTTGTAGATGGTTACAGCACTCAATTTATAGATGAGGCACGCAAAAATTTTACTGTTTTAGAAAACAGAGTAATGAGCCGTGTTTTTAGAGATCCAACTCGCTTTGACATTAAGGCTGCTGAGTATTTAAGAAGTTTTGCAAGTGTAAATTATCTTGGAACCGCTGGATTTGCTTCATTCCCTGATTTCTCAAGGATTGTTATGGAGAATGATGCTGGTGATATTTTTCAACATTCATTAAAAATGTTTAATACACCTGAGTTTAGAGCTTCTATGCGAGATGTTAAAGACGAACATGGTGAAGCTTTAGATATTGAATTAGGTGTTGTGCAGCATCGTGTATCTGAAGGTTTAATAGACAATACTAATCCTAATAGCGTTTGGAATAATGTTCAACAAACAGCGCATATCTTAAACTTTCTTGGCCCTTTTACTGAATTTTTTAAAACATTTGAAGGTTCGTTAAGACAGCATACTTTAATAAAACGTATGAGAAAAATAGTTGATGGCAATGCTTCTCAGTTTGAATTGGATTACTTAAGCAGATATGGGTTTTCTATAAAAGAAATGAGAGAAATTGTTACTAAAGCTCCTATTCAAGAACTAGATGGCAGGATTTTGCCAAATGTAGGCGACTGGGAAACAGCAGGAATTAGTTATGAAACAATTCAAAAATTTAGGAACTCTATAAACTCAGGTGTTTTAAATACAATTATGTCAGGAACTCCAGCTGATAGACCAATACCAGCAGATGGCATTGTGTATATACCTATGAGGGTTGCTAAAAAATTGCCTTGGGGTAAAAAATTACCAGAAGATGAAATAGTAAAAGGCTATGTTAGAATTGAAAGTGGAGCTATGACTTTGCCGTTTCAATTTTACAATTATATGTTTGCTGCAATGAACAAAGTAACTGCTGCTTATACATCTGGACAAGTTAAGAATAGAATGACTGGAGCTTTTGCAGCAATTGGTATGGGTTATTTAGCTGTTTGGATGAAGACTCCCGATTACATTTGGGATGAAATGAGCGAAAAAGATAAGTTTGCTAGGGCTTTTGATTATAGTGGGCTTGCTTCTTTGTATTCAGATTTAATGTACACCTCTATGCAGCAAACTATGTTGGCTGGTGGCAATCCTATAATGAGTAGATATGTTGCTCCTAAGTTTACAGAAGATCCTAGCGCTTTAGATTTTGTGACTGGAATTGCTGGAGCTGGCCCATCTACTCTTCAAGATATTGGCGAGGGTGCTTACAATCTTCTTGCTGGTGATTCATCACAAGGAGCAAAAATGCTTTACAACACAATACCTTTAACTGGCACTGTGTTTGGAAAGTTTATTAGCTCTCAATTTCA